GGTGCTACTACAGATATGGTAAAAGTCAATGATGTTTGGAATGAAAAAAAACAAGAGCTAACAAAGTCGGGTATGAGTGAAGAAGAAATCGAATTTGAAAAAAAAGACTGGCTTCTATTAGACGCGAAACGAATTATTGCTCCTGATAGTTTCGATTTCACTATTGAATCTGTCGGAGTATATTCTAATATTGAAATTGTAAGAAAAGCATGTGATATTATGATTGACAAGTGTTCATCTTTCAATCAATTATTAAAAGATGGTAAGGTTGAAATAAAAGAAAATGATAATACGACAGTTGATAACGAGTATATAATAACACTCCAGAATGAAGATTATACACTAGGTAACGCATTAGTGTATTTCCTTTACGAAAATTACTACTTGGGCAACAAAAAAATATCATTTGTTGGTTTTAAAGTTCCTCATCCTCATATTCCAAATGGTATTATTCGCGTGGCTTTTGAAGCAAAATCAGATAAAACAGATGTTATTCAATATTTAACAAATGCTTCCCAAGATGTTATTACTACATTTACAAATATTCGTAGCAATTTTAAAGAATAAAAAATAAAATACACCAATATATCATGAATAAAATAAATATAATTCAATTCAAATGTTATCATAAAAAATAATAAACTAGTGGTTTATTATTTTTTGTTTTTATTTATATGTATTTTTAGAAGTCATCTATAATTATATTTGTTTATTACGATTGTTTATTATCACTGTGGTTGATGATCCGTTTCTGTTTGTTGTTCCGCATCTGATTGTTCTTCTTTTTGTAAATCATTTTTTTGTGCATCTTTGAATTGTTTTCTGACATCGTAATTAACAATAAACATCTGCTTAGCTGATGGTAAATTATTGAAATATTGAATCACTTCTGGTTTATTTACATATCTTTGCTGTGGTCTTAGTTGCTTCAAATAAACCTCATGATGTAATACATACATATGGGTTCTGAATTTTTCTGGGAATTCAGTTAATGGTTTTTCCTTCTTAATATAACAGCGAATATAATTCGTAAATAATTCATTTGTGTAATCATGAATTATATTTCGAAATTGCTGAAAGATATCTTTGTGCTCACTGTAATATTGTAAATATTCACCAACTTGGCCACTCTTTCGCAAAGACAAATAATGAAACTGTAATTTTGGCTGATTTCCTCTTAAGTGACGAACATGTTCATAATTTGGGTTTCTGACTTTATATCGTTCACCCAAACTATTTTTTATCATTACACCAACTATATCATATGATGTATTTGATGACGCCAAAGTATGAATACAATTAGCAATATCTGCGTTACTATGAAGTGGTGTTTTACTAGGATAATCAATAGTAGATGGAAGTCCTAGATTCTCCTTGTCGTTTTCATCAACATTTAAGCGACATATTGTTTTATTGTTCCTAATTTCATATACCTCTACTAAATATAACCGCATATCATTGATTATTTTAACAATTCTATTGCGTGGATGTTGCATGACAAAACTATAAACATATTTCTTATTCATCAAGTTGATTTCTAATCCAATTTTGTTACACACCTCTTCAAACATATATTTAAATGTATTCTCTTTCTTAAATCCATTTTCCATGAAGAAGCAAGATTCGCCTCCCACACTACTTCTAGTAGCAATTTCCCAACTCGATACTTCTTTATCATAAAATACATTGATCATTGTACCTTCTATAAAATCTTCGGCAGTGTAAGTTACTTCTTGACTATTTTCATTGTTTTTATCAATATCAATACTAGTTGTTTCATCTTCAAGCTTATCTATTGTCAAATCAAATACAGGCAACGATTTTGGGGGAGCGAAACAAACAATATCGCCATTGTTTTTATAAATTAATGATCTAAGAAGTCCATTTGTTTTCACCAACTCTTTAGACAACCATTCTTTGTCATATTTTAAAATGTTATAACTAGAACCATTTTTATGCTTCCAAAGATTATGTTTCAAATTTAGTGATTTTGCGATCTCTTTTCTATTTGCATCATCGGTCAAAATGGCGTCGATTTGGGGAATACTACTTAAATTGTATGTCATATTACTTACTATATGCGATACCCTTTAATTGTTTTTGCGAAATCAATTTTTTCGTATTTCATAATAATTTCTACTATAAATATAAAGTAATGACTTCATCTAATGTTTATTTACAATTAGGAGATATTATACAAATACAAGCATCAACAAATCCAGAATTAAATGAAAAATTATTTTTTATACAATATATCGACAGTAACAAACTTAAATTGTCACCAGAAGGCTCTAGTGACTTAATCACACTAAAAATATTAGCAGATGGTAATTTAGCAGACGAAAGTATCACTTCGATTACAATATTAAGTCGTGCTAAGTCAAACAGTTACGCAAAACAAAATGGATTTTTACCGGGTACATGGATATCCATATATTTTGGAGGAAGTTTACCTTTAACAATTAACGGTGAAATAACCAATTTGGAAGAAGATATGATTGAAATTACTACTTATCCAGATAAAGATATTATTTATATTGATTTTGCTCGCAAAGGTATCCCAGAGGATTTACCTATTGATAAAATTGTGATTATGCCTCGTCCCGATGATAAAATACAAGAAGATATAGAAAGTACTGTTATCGCAAATGTAGAAGATACTGGTTCCGAAGAGCAAAAAGAAGGTCAGTCATTTGATTGGTCTAGTCGCGAAGAGGGTGAGATATACGACCCCAAAGAAGACTTCGCACAAACTGAAACCGTACAAATACCCATCGAACAATTAAAAACACAATTGAAAGGCATTTTATTAGATGCAGATCAAATCGAATTTGGCGACGATGAAGAGGTGTTTAAACAGTTTACCGAAGTTCCAGAAGAACAAAAACGTTATAGTATCGAAACACAAACTTCCGATCTATTAGATGAGTTGTTGTCATCAATACCCAATGCGGAAAGAACGCGCTCTGTAATGAATAATATACATACTACAATTGAACGATTTAAACAATTGCGTACATCATTTTCCAAGTTCGATCAAAATGGTAATGCTATTATGCCTCAATTCAAGGGGGCCAAATATAAACCTCTCGTGGAGCAAATTTCAAAATTAAATACAAAGTTACATTGGGTGCTTCCCATTGCGCAAAACATGAAAAAATTGTACGATTTGGATCTCACCCAGGAATCTCAAGCATCAGATATTATATCCCTCACNTTGGCTCAGACTCGAACAGATGAGTATGATATTCGAGAATTATATAAATCATCTAGTGACAATTATTCGACATACATGAACAAACTTCAACCATATTTAACACCATATGAAAACAACTATAATTCACCATCATTGGCCGTTAAAACTGTTTCACAAAATATAGACACGGTTATTGATAATCTAGGTAGATTCTATTCATCAGTTGAAAAAAAGGATTCTGTTAGACAAAGACGGTTTTTAATTTCCAGATATAATTTGGGTCTTTCGAAACTACAAACCACACAGCTAACTAGTTCTGTAATGAAAGTCAAAACAGTTCCAATGACAAAAAATGATACCATGTCAGTCAAGTCCATTATGACTTTACCTGAACCGGTAGTACAATTCTCCAAAATTAATTTACCCAAAACATCTATATATGACAAGTCAAATCTTAATTTGAAATTTTTAAATTACTGGCAATTATTCCGAAATAATACATCCATTAATACGAAATTCATTGATAATCTAAATAGTAAGACAGATCTGTATGATGAAAATGATAATAATTATTTAAAATATAAAACCGAATATATACTTAGTGATGAAAACGATGACCCAGATAAATTTCAGAAGTATTTAAATATTGTTATACCTAAAACAAAGGACTTGTTCAATATGATAAAAAAATATATATCGGGTAAGTTGACTTTTATTGCCATTCTTGATTATTTACAACCATTCTTGATTTATCTAGATGACATTACTTTTAAACAATACGAAGATATAACTGAATTCATAGAACAAAAAATATTGGAATATAAGAAACAATATGCTGAAAGCAGAGAGATATTTAATAAATTATCCAGTAAAAATGACAATGCGTTTTACTATGAAGCAGTGTTGTATAAATTATTAAAGGGGCGTCAAGACAATAGTGAGACTATTTTTAAAACATATGGATTCTCTGAAACTTCTTACCCATATGAAGGAAAGCTATCTGAAACAAATGTATTGTCATCTTCCGAAATTATTAAAAAAATGATTGAGGTCGATTATACAAAACTATATAATACCTCCTTGTCCGCAATTAATCTCGATTTATTTACTCCATTTGATTTTGAGGATTTGTTAGATCAGAAAAAAGAAGAATATGACAAGAATATTCAAGAAGAAGAAAAGGACAATGAATGTAAGCAATACGTACTGACTAAGCGATATATTGCATTAGAAGAATTAAATGCAGACAATGATATACCAGTCTATGTCGATAAAAAATATGATAATACCGTTTATGATATATTGAATGAATACAAAACAGAACAGTCTCAGATGGATGATGCCACTTTTAAAAACTTTTTAGTCGACGAATTAATTAAAAATATTGGCCTGAAAAAAAGTGAAGCCAGATTAGAAGCGAAACATATGATTGAAGGCAAGAGAGAAGTACAAGAGGGACAATATGCCGTACTAGAAATTGATAACATTGATAATATTCAATATTATTATTACAAGCGTGAAAATAATAATTGGATTCGTGATGAATCAATATCAACAAATTCATTCTTTGGTACAAACAAACTATTTTGCAATATCCAAGATAAATGTATTAAAATCGACAAGACATGTGCGGATAAATCACTTGGTAGTGAATTAGTTAAAAAAGGTTTGATTAAAGAAATGTATGATGAATTCGACTCTACTTACAGTGAAAATATTGAACAATACAAAATGAAAATTTCAAATCAATATAAATTAGAATTAGAAAGATGTGTTAAATTGAGACGGATCAATGCATTCATGCTTTATAAATACAATAACAAACATGTGAAATCCTCAATGGATGTTGAAGAAAATGACATTGTTATTTCACCTCACAAAAAACGATTAAATATAATTATGAGTTATTCTGACATAGTCATTAAATATAACGAATTAGTTAAATTTATCAATAAATACACTAGAACTGCTTCAATGAGAGATAATGAAGATATGTATTGGTTATATTGTAACGAAACAAATACTAAATTGTTGCCCACATTTGTCCAAAAATTGGCGTCCGTTTTTGTAGAAAATGGAGATTTTATGCAGACTATGGAGCAGATTAAAAATGAACAAGGCGTAGATATTGATAATATTACTTTCGACAAACATAGTGGTTGGGAAATTTCAAAAATTACATTGAATACAGAGGAAGGATATGAAGAGTCGGGTAGAAAGCTGATATCAAGAGAGATAATGGAAGAAGATGCTGGTGCCTTTATGTTACAATCACAGTCAGTTTCAAAAGAAACTAAGAGTGAATTGATAAATAACCCAAAAGGTCGNATAATTAACAATGTCATAACTTCTATGACGAATTATCTAGGAATTGTATTGGAAAATCAGCGCGAAGAAATTATTAAACATGTATTNTTGGCATTAGATGAAACCGTCGACAGTCAAGAAGTATACGAACGAGAAGCTGAACTAAAACTGAAGGATGGAAAAAAATCTAAACCTTATTTGGATGTTTTCAATGCATCTTTGCTAGCATATACATTATCATACTTGGCATTGTATGTTGTTGTAGCGATTCCATCCATACAATCTAAGAAATCATATCCTGGATGCAAGCGGTCATTTGTTGGTTATCCATTAACAGGTGATGAAGATTTGAGCAACTTAGAATATATCGCATGTGTTGCTTCGGGTATAAAAACCTCCCAATATCCATGGAAGGCAATTCCCAAAAGCAAGGATAAAATAATGAAATTAATGAAAAATAGTTTAGATTCAGTTATTCTAAAACAAACAGATATTCAGGTGTTGATTGATCAGAAAAAAAATTATTTGCTTCAAAATGATGATGATAATATCCCAATTGAACTTGATATTAAGAATTGGATTAACTTTCTCCCACCTCTTCAACCGATCACAAATGCCACCCCCTCAAATGTTTCACCTGAATTCCGAGAATTATTTATAGAAAACTTAAAAAAAGGCTCTAAAGACCAATTTGAACAAATTCGCGTGATTGATTCGAAAATGATCTATTTTTCAATGGCTATTATTCAGTCTATACAAAAAGCAGTTGATAAGGAAGAATTATTATTAATGAATAATAATCTAGTTCCTTATTTACAAAACGCCTGCTGTAATACTGGTGATTATAAGACGATTGATTATTTCACTAAGAAAGAACCAAGTATTATTCAACATAATGCGATCGTTGAATATCTAAATAATATCATGTTTGACATGGAAAATATGGCACAGCCTGCTATATTGTTGGATTCTAAGAATACAAAAATAAAATTCCCTTCTCTTAGCAAAGAATTTTCTGAAGAAACAATTTATAGAACATTTATTGAATATTGTAATTTCAACAGTAATATACCTATACCAAATAAGCTAGTATCTGTTTGTTTGAATAAACCAGATGATTTCGAAAACAATGATAATATCAATGAGATGATTGAGAGATTAAAAACAGAAGGAAAAACATATTCACTAGAAACTTTTAATGAATTATTGGATGTGGTGAATAAGATGAATGTTGTTCCAATGGACCTATCACATAGTCAACAATCTGATATTCATAAAATCCGTGATTTTATTTCTTATCTAAAAGATAGCGATAGCATATTGGATGACAAATTCTTAGATTTGTTTAGTAATGTGTTAGATTCATATGAGATAAATACAGTAGNTGATAACAATGATGTNCGCAATTTTAGAAATTATCTGGATAATAAGAATGAAGAATTATTGACTACTATAAATAATTATCTAAANAAGCACGCAGATTTAACAAAGAAGAAAAAGGAAAATTTGAGTGATTTTATGAATGACATTGCTATATTCAATGTTAATGGTACCGATTATCTTACAAATAATGAAGACGAAACATTATATAAATCAATTCAATACATTAAGAATGCTGTTTTTAATTTTATCTATGTTTTACCCACAATAATCATGAATCATGTAGATTATTCTGATATCAAAGTACCGAAACATTGGAAACTATCTGATTCTCATGTATTTGATGTTAAGATGTTGATAAACAATTACTATACTCCATTAAAAAGATTTTACGAAGATACTACAATATTTCCATTGTTTACACAGAATCAAAATGATATGAGGGATGTTAGTATTCTTATCAATTTAACTCATTTGTATGCAAATATTATTTTACCTAATAACAGTGAAATCTCCTCTATATTAGATAATAAAACAGTCTCCATGTTATTTAAATTTTACTTTTTGACTTCAATTGATAATGTTATTAAATTGTCAAAAGATAAGGATCTAATAAATGAGATAGCAAGAAAACCATCTAACGAAGAAGACGAATTTATTGTTACATCTGTTGAAAATCAAGAAGATATGGTTGGAGAAATAACCGAGATAGATATTGTTCGTGGAGAACAAAAAAGAATTCAGGACCATATTGCTAATGTAATTACAACAATGTTAGAAATAGAAAAAAACAGCAAACAAAAGATAAATTTAAATAGTAAAATGATAAAGGAAAAAATCAATCGTGCCAAAGATAAAGAACGCCATAATATTACATCAACATTGAGGGATATGACAAAACCAGAAAGAGAAATAGAAAATTTATTTAAAAATCATCGCCTAGAACGATGGAATAAGGGTCTTCAAAAAGGATTAACGCAATATGTTGGAAAAACATACGATGAAGAGCGTGAAGAAAGAGAAAGACACGAAATAATGGAAAGACAAGTTAGTGAACGAGAAATGATGGGACAAGCACAAACAGCAAATCGTGATATTGAAATGTTAGAACAAGAACNACAACAACAACAAGGTCAANTTATAGAGGATGATGTTTATAATATGAATGACATGCCGAATGATGATGATATGGGTGATAATGATGATATGTATATGTTACACTACGATGATCATGAAGAATAAAAATAAAAATTTATATTTTATCGAAATAAGTAAATACTTATAATTATATTATACAATATAATTATATCCCACAAATACTATCCCATAAATACTATCCCACAAATACTATCCCACAAATACTATCCCACAAATACTATCCCACAAATACTATCCCACAAATACTATCCCACAAATACTATCCCACATTGTTCAATGAATACGAATATTTGCACATAAGTAAATCATCCTAGAAAATAGAACAATCCATATAATATTGTATGGATTTCGTAAAAATCGCCGATAAAAAAAACAACATAAAACATACCTTTTTTTATCCTCCAAAAAGGATTTTCTTTACTCCTGTTTTTTGGATTTCGGAAAAAACGGGGATAAAAAAATGNATTTACCTTGAGGTGTAGGGGGTGTTTTTTGACACGATTGAATTNTTGTCGTTTTGAGCATGTAGGTATTGCCTACATATGTAGAGGATGTTTATGGACTGAAAAAAGTGCACTGTATACGATACATGTAGGTAAATTCACTTTTCACTTTTTTTCTATACTTCATTTGACTTTTCAAAAAAACACACAAGAATTCTTGCAGAGTTTTGAAATATGAAAAATAGAATTGAAAAAGTTGTGAAAAAGTGATTTAGACCATAATGCTCACAATCCAAATTTTTTTATTTTCGGTTTGTTATTGTAAAAAATTTCTATTTTCAGGAAAAGCATTTAGACAAAATTGTCTAATGGTATATAAATGGTATATAATGGTATACTTTCGGCGGAAAAAAACGCCGAAAAATTTATATGTGATTCTTGCTCCTTCGTATGTAGGAAGCAAAGTGATTGGGATAGACACATAACCACTAGAAAGCACAAAAATGGTATACAAATGGTATATAATGGTACCTCATTTTACGCCGATGGTAACGATTCTTCGTCTGGCGTAAAAAAACGCCAAAAAAACGCCAAACCAATAATGGTTTGTGGTTGTGGTAAACAATATACACACAAAAGTGGTTATTATAGACATAAAAAAGGTTGCTCCATGAGTGAAGTGGATATTACACCAGACAATAAAGAATTTATGGATATATGTAGTGACAATCAAGTTGATTTCAAAGAGATGGTTCTTCTATTGCTTAAAGAAAACAAGGAAATTCAAAAAACTTTTGTAGACATGCTTCCATACATGAAGGGGACAAATACAAATAGCAATAATATTATTCATAATACTACAAATAACAATCAATTTAACATAAATATGTTTCTAAATGAACATTGTAAAAATGCAATGAACTTGACTGATTTTATTGAATCGTTGCCCATTACGAACGAAACATATGACAATACTATCGAAAATGGATTGACAAAGACAATTACAAATATGGTAGTAACCGGACTCAATAATATGGACATATTGAAGCGTCCAATTCACTGTACAGACCCAGCACGGAAAATTATGTATATTAAAGACAATGATGTTTGGGAGAAAGATAACGAATTAATGGTACTATTGAAAGGTATCAAAAATTTATCATTAAAACAGCGAACATCTCTAAATAAATGGCAAGATGCAAATGTCGGATGGGATAAAGATGAAGACCTACAAACGCGGATGACAAAATTAGTATTCCATTCTATGACAAATGTAGAGGAAGATGAGAAAGAAACGAACAAGATTATTCGAGCTATTGGAAAAAGCACTCACTTAACTCCAGGTATTAAGGATAATTACAAATGATTCGTCTGATTAGATCGATAAAAGCGGATTAGCGACACATGAATAAATAAATTAGCTAATAATTATTAATTTATTTATTGTTTTTCAAGGAAAAGAGATTACATTTGTGTTGAACCGACACACATTGAATATAGCAATCTATTTGTAAAATAAGCCATAAATGTTGGAAGTGAAACTAATACTATTTGGAAGATACCGTCTTTTTTCTTGTCGAATAAGAATACATATAAAGCAGAAAGTAAAATATATAATAACAAGATAAAGTTAATCATTGTCAAATAGTAGAAAAAATCACAATACTTGGGTCCGAATGGAGTAGTAGCGTCTTTTAAAAAACTTTCTAATGGGGCCATCATTTTATAAATTATATATATAAAATAATATTCAAAATAATGTCATTGTAAATAAAATAATTGGATTTATCTAAAATAAATCGAAATGGTGAAATATTATTATTTGCCTATTATAATGAACTATAGCTTAATACGAAAAAACATGAACACAATTTCAATATCACTATTTTTGGCACTATTTGTCTTATTTAATTATGTTAAACCAGGGTTTCTCTACAACAATGACGGAACTGTTCGGGAATTTGGATTAGGAAATAAACGTAAAACAATTTTACCAATGTGGCTATTAAGCATAATTTTAGGAATAATGTCCTATTTGTTTGTATTATACTTCATAACAGTTCCACGATTCAGATAAATACTTGACCAATTATTTAACCAAAATCATTTATTTAACCAAAATAAATTATTTATTCATAAGTCTTGTAAATAATTTTATTCTTATCTTGTTCTTTTTTGGATGCAGCCAATTTTTTTTCTTGTTCTAAATATTCATTGTGTCTTTTTTCCATCTCTTCGGCCGATTGGGTACATCCTGAATTTAGTATATAATTATAGCTAGTTGATGTTACTAAAATTCCAGTCAACGCATACCAAATAAACTCAGCAACATTTGTTTTTAATTTAATGAATTGCTTTAATGTTTGAAAGGGAATGTTTTTTTCTGAAGATGTTCTACCACCTTGTTGTTTGTTCTTGATTAACGGTTGTTGGTCGTCAGGAAGATCATTATTAACTAATTCTCCATTTATTATTTTATTTGTAACCATATCATTCCACCATTCAGTAATATTTTCCAATGTAATGGAATTAATTAGTAAAGACTTGTCCTCACATATTTTCTCAACAACTGATTTGTTTGTTTTTGAATTTAAAATACTAATTAAGAAATCATTTACACCAGTAATATATGTAAATAAATATCCAAATGTGTTCGAAAATGGACTTAGCCAATTAGGAAAAATTTTAAGTAAAACAACCATAATTCCAAACATAAATACCCATGGAAATAACGTTGTTGTCATAGCGACACCATATTGTGATTCATTACATATATCGCTCGTTAAATTTAGGTTAATAAAAAATTGAACAACGATCAATGTTAAGAAATAAATACCACTTATTACTGGGGTATCTACATAATATTTAGTTATGAAATAACCTAAAGTAAATAATAAAAAAAATATAATAGAGGATGACGGATTTGCAGCCATATAAATAATAGGTATAATTTATTTTGAAATTATAAAATTATATTCTAATGGATACCTTTCAACAAATCCGTCCACGTTTAATAGAACCAGGGGTAAAATACTTTTTATCGTCTTCGTTGGAGCAATGTCACATATTGAAGACAAAATACTATAATTTTTTATATAATTTAGGGTTATTTGTCGCGTTTCTTTTTATCGTTGGATTAACATTGTACTTCAAATATAAAAGGAAAAACGATAAACAATTACAAGCAGAAATGAAATTACAACATGATGCTTACATATTGAACAAACTTCGATTTATGCAAGACTATCGTAAAAGTCAAGAAAATACGCTTTTAACCGATTTGCCTACATGGCAGAATAATCCAGAAGTTCAATTTTACAATAGAAAAATATTCAACTAATCTATATAGAGTGTATCATGGAATTTTTAGAAGCTTTAAATGAATACTATAAATTGAAAAACGATTACGAAACAAAGAAACAGGCTAAAATAACCAGAATCTTGCGCGATGATTCATTAAAAACATTTAAACAAAAGCAAGATCTGATGGAGAAGAATAAGATCCAATGTATTGGATGTAAAAAGGCAGTTGGTACTATATTTTCAAATAAAGATGGTATATTAAGGGCACAGTGTGGTAATAAAACCAACCCATGTGGTTTAAATATCCAGATTAATCGTGGCAAATACATATTTTTAGACGAAATGGTTGATGTATATGAAGACGGGGTTTCTACAAATAAAGAAAAAATTATTCAGGTTAAACTTGATTTACTTTTTCGTTTTAAAAGTGAATCGACTGTTTTAGATACTTTTAAAGACATTAAAGATGAATTGGTTGATGATTTAGAATCATTGTCTGGATACAAAACACAATATGTATCTACCTTGTCTAATTTATCTAATCGACCCGAGATCAATGTTAAAATGTCACAGTTCTATAATATAGTAGACACCATAAAGTCGTCTGTACAAGAGTTTAACGAGACAAATAATATTCAATTAATCAAGGATGTAGTTTCTCTCTATAAGAAAGAGTTGGAACCGGTTTTGAGTGAGCTGCGTCGATTGAAATATAAATATCAGGCAATTGAATACAATGAAGATGATAATACATTTTGTTTACAACGAAAATCATATACTTTAAATGAAATGAGCGTTCCATTTGATGAACCCAGTGTAATCAATTTCACTTTAGGTAATCAATCGACCAAGAATCGAATTACAAATAAGAATACTGATAATAATAACCGTGAAGACTCGGATGAATATTTACTATAATTGTATTATATAATATGGGTATTATCAATATTCCAGTGTTTATAATTAGTTTACTCTTTGGTCTGTTATATGTCTATATATCAGAAGCAAAACCAAAACAAATAATAGTATATCCTACTCCAGATAATGAAAAATTATTCCAATTTAGAGATAAAATCGAGAATTGTTTTCAACTAAAACAAAACATGGTAAAATGTTCGAATGATGCTGAAGTAATTCCAATTCAAATATAAATATATACTATATGGAACTTAAACGATTTTTTCATACTGAATCAGGCAAGGTAATTATTTCATTATTACTTGGTTTAGGGTTAGCAACATTATTTAAGAGAACCTGCCAAGGAAAAAACTGTATTGAGTTCAAGGCACCAAGTTTAGAAGATATTAAAAATAAGAAATATAAATATGGAGATCGTTGTTTTCAATATGTGATGAATTCTACTAATTGTGATAATACAAAGAAAAATGTTGATTTTGCGTAAATATGTTATTCTAGGAATATCATGAATATATTAGATATGAGTGATACGACAAACTTGAATGATTTACCAACAGATCCAGTTGCTGGCGGTGGAAATGGTTCGGGAATAGCCCAAAATGTTGTTCTTCAAACCACAGAAACAGGTACTACTTATAATCCGACAATTGAATCAAATAATACATCGAATGCTCATGATGGAGGAGCTCAACAATCTGTTTCTTTTGCACAACAACCAGGTATCGATGAACAAAAAGCAATGAATGAGTTTGTTACTGGTATTCAACAAGCAAGTGCTAGTGGTGCGACTACCCTACCATCAAGAGATATTCCACAATCAACTGTTCATTTTTCAGACGAACAAATTAAACCTAATTTTGTTCCTCAACCTGAACAAGTAGAACAACAAGACTATATAGAAAATAGTGATACTGAACAAGAAATATTAGCTCGTCGTATGAAGAGTGGAAATTCACGAGATTCATTGGAAATACTATATGACGAATTTCAGATTCCAATAATAATTGGACTTTTATATTTCATTTTTCAATTACCTGTAGTAAAAAGCAAATTTTTAACATTATTGCCTTCACTTTTTAATAGTGATGGTAATCCAAATTTAACTGGTTATATAATAAATAGTTTATTTTTTGGAATCATTTACTATGTCATTTCAAAATCACTTACACAATTACAGAATTTATAACCATATAATATTGTCAAATTATTTTACATTTGATAAACGACAAAATTGAATTATATATTTCTATTTATAATTATTATAAATAGAAATACTATATTATCATATGAATAATATAATGGAGTATCAAAAGATTTTAGCTAATTGTACGAATACGAATACGAAATTACTACCCAAATCATTACCCAAATCATTACCCAAATCATTACCCAAATCAAAATCTACTGAAACAACTAGAAATATTTTAGAGGACTTAAATAGAAATAACACAACCAATCAAGAAGAAAATCCTGTTTTATACACAATGGATAATGGCATTCAAAAGGAATATGTAATTTCTGAAAGGTTAGACAAGTTATTTCACAAATTACATCATCTTCAACATATTGACGCAAATGGGTGTATTATGATAAAACCGCCAAAATTAAGAAGATCGTACAATACATATAATATAGATCATGTTAATAATAGACAATTCAATGTCAATGCATTAGAAGAAAAAACAATGAGTCTTGAAAATAACTTGCGAATATTAGAAGAAACTATGAATATAGAAGAGAGATTATCACTTTATGAAAATAGATTAATTAAACTAGAGGAATTTATCGTATGTAAGAATGAAAAAAATTTATATAATGAGAATTAAATCTGAACAATTTGTTCAATATTAGAAATTTGTAAAAAATATTCAACCAGGGTGTCNTTTTTATANTCATTAATATAATATATATTTTTNATTCCAGACGCACATAGTAGTTTCATACAATGAACACATGGATAATGTGTAATATATGCATCACAATTGTCACTACTTACACCACGCTTAGCACAATCAGTAATGGTATTTTGTTCAGCATGAACTGTTGATTGTTCGTGGTCATTAATTACCTTTGATTCGTGTGGAGCACCTGGCAAAAACCCATTGTATCCTTGCGCAATTATGCGATTTTCTTTTACAAGTAAACATCCAACTTTTAGTCGTTCACACGGCGATCTCTCTGCTGTATATAGTGTGATATTTTTGAAATATTCTTGCCACGATGGTCTCAGTTTGGAACTGGGCGTGTCTGACGACATAGTATACTATATTATATTATGTGTAAATATATTTGAAAATAAATATAAACCATATGTAATTACTAAAATCCAATGATGCAGACATACATAACAAGTTTAATAGAAAATATACCCATCGAACAATTTCCAAACGGTAAAATTACAGAAATTGATTTAGTATTAGACGGAGGAGCATTTAATGGGATATATATGTTAGGTGCGTTATTTTATATAAAAGAGTTAGAAACACAAAATAAGATAAAAATAACCAGAATATCAGGATGTAGTATAGGCGCAGTTATGGGATTAATGTATCTATTAAATAGATTAGATTTAGCAATGGAATTAATCATCATCTCTTTTACAAATATAAAAAAACATCAAGATTTTAAAAATGTAATTCGACATGTAGAAAAAAAAATGTATTCGGTTATAACTGATTCAGATGTATCGGTATGTAATAGACGATTTTTTTTAACTTATTTCGATACAAATAAAGGAAAACAGATTGTTAAATATAAATACAATTCAAAAAAAGAAATAATCGACAGTATAGTAAAATCATTATATGTTCCATATTTAATAGATCGAAATGTCACTGATAAAGACGGTTGTATAGATGGTGCATTTCCATACATGTTTAAAAGACAGGATAATGATAGAAAAATACTGTTTGTTAATTTACAAGGATTGAATAAGATTTTCAAAATGATTTATATTAAAAACGAAAAAAATATATATCCTAGATTGATGGAGGGATTACATGATTTTCATCATTTTATTTGTACAGGACATGCAAATAGTCTTTGTAGCTATGTAAATGATTGGAATATTACGGACATTTTTTATTTTCGAATTCGCGAATCATTATATACCCTTCTTTTTTATCTATTTCGAACCATATTACAATTAGAACAATTTATTCCAAAACAACTGAAAAATAAAAATATTATAAAACAAAATGCTTTTATTTTGAAAAATTTATGGAATGATATTATTATCTATATGTCAGTACAGTAATTATAACATATTAAAAATGTCACCAATCCTTCGAATTGACCGTGCTTTTGATTTACCTTTATTCTTTTTTTTAGTTCTATTATTGTGTTTGTTTTTTAATCGTTTGCGAGAGACCTTTAATTTATTGTGAAGTGTTTTCATTTTCTTTTCGTCACGTTTTAATTTACTATCCACTCTTTTTATTTTGTTATTTTCCTTTTCCATTTTAACTTCAAATGGTACATATCTTAAAAACCATGACTCATAATCTAATGAATTCCGTTTACTCTTTAATTCTTTGTATTTTTCTGCCTTTGTATTTCTCATATCTTCTAATGTTTCTTGCTTTCCGTAACAATTAATACTAAATCGTTTCAACAAACCCTTCTGTTGAAGTCTATTTTTTTGTTGAACATCGAATAAATATTGCGCCATACATAATATTCTGTTTTCATCATAATAATCACGGTCACTATAGTAAAATGCAAAGTAGAAACTTAGCATGGTATCAATTGTGGCAACACGAATTGTCTTTTTCCCTTTTTTAATAACATTAAAACTATGACAAGCCAATGGTTTGTATATAAAAGCAACAGTCTCTTCTATTTTATCAATTTTTACCTTGATTTCATAATGAGGAGCAATCAGTTCACCAATACCATCGCGTTTAATTATTTTAATACCTTTGTAGTCAAAGTCTTCTAATCGTTCTTTTAACATTATCGCTGATTTTTCTGGTTCTTCGGATAAGATGTCAAAATCGGGAGTCTTTTGAAACATTTTTCTTTGTTTCGCTGGCATATAACTAGAATAAAGGAAACTCGCATACCCTCCGAAAAATACCAGACCCTGATCAATAAACGAATCACGCACAATATAATACAATTTTTCTTCTTCTTTAAAATCAATTTTTTCAAACTCACGCTGGAACATGTCTGGGTCACATTGTTTACCACGCAGAGGGTAATTTTTATTTAATAATATTAAGCGTTTTAATACCTTTTCCCANCGACTGATATCTCCNGATGGTCTTGATAATTCTAAATACATATTCATTCTNAAAAAATTAGGNGCACAGTATAATATACCATATACACGAATAGCGTCTTTTTGTANCCGTTTAAATAACGGTCTATCTAAGTAGGTTATGTCGGCAACTGGGATAAAATTAACAAACACTTTATATGTACCGTGGTGAACTCCTGCTTTCGCCTCTACTTCTTGGAATCCTGCTTTGTAATATATATCGGCTAATTCTTTTGCATCGGATAAGGCATCTGGACTATAAAAATCATAATCTGGTATNTCAATATCCTTATCATAAAACTGGTCTTCTAGTGGAAGAATATTATTAATAGCCGTACCACCATAACATACCAATCGTTTTNGTTTTAAAAAGTCTTCTAAAATTGAGATTATATTTTTAACATCCGGGTCGCTCAAAGTTTTTCTTCCTTTTCTTTTCTCAGCAACATCTACCGCGTCGCGCAATATAGCAACTTCTTTTTCCTCCAATGTCATTTTTGTAGTACATTTACTCATTGTATATCTATATATATTACCGGTATAAAAACTATTGATTTATCATATAATTCGCCGAGGTGGACAATGATATGATATGAAATGATATGATGATATGAAATGATATGATGATATGATGATATGATATCATATGATATTATATGATATGATATTATTGATTAGAAAAATTCTTTTTATACACTGAACGAATAGAAATCTGTTTTGGTATCTCTAGGGGCAAATGAAAGTTTGGGATCTTGTGGGTCGGGTTTCTTGATTGTAACCGGAATATATCGCAACTCATCTGGTTTTAGTACAAACGAATGACCGTATTTATCAAAATATGAAGTATAGAACTCCATATTCGAATCAAAATTTTGAAAGCACATTCCAACACATTGCACGCCATATTTCATATGTAATGATGCATCTACATTTGTATCATATGCGCTTAAATCAGGCATACTAATGGTCATAAATTTTTTATTATATTCTATTAACTCATTTGAATCAGGTGTAAATTTAATATCGTAGGCTCTTGACGCTCTTAAAAACATGGAATTAGACGCTATATTTACATATTCATTTAGAGGAGTTGTTTCAAATTTAGGATTTGCTCTGTCAATTGATATAACAATTTTACCCATTAGATTTTCAAGTGGTACTGCCCCTAAATTAAATCCGGAATATTGATAACTATACTCTTTATCTAATAATCTAGGATTAATTGTATTATAGATAGTTTCGGCCATACTTTTGTACATTTTATCGTTATTGCTTTGAATGCGGAAATGTAAAATTAACGGGTCGTTTGGACAAGGACATGTTCCGCCACTAAAAGCATTGTTATTAATTACCTTTAAGGCTTCCTCTAAATAAACTTCATTATACATTTCTTTAACATTGACGTTGTTTATAGATGCTGCTGCAATGATTGGTTTATCGTCAAGTGATGAATATATTTCAAAATCTAGTACACGTGCACCCTGTGATATACATTTTTTTAGGGGCAATACATCTACATAATCGTTTTTAAATTGCCCCCCACAACAACAATTATAAGCGGTTTTTATATAATAATCTCTTAGTAAATACTGATAGGCCGCATCGTTTGTATTTAATGTACTTATTCGAGGAAAATCTGCATACAGTTTAGAAAGGGTAGTGTTATTATTCGTTTTTAACCGTATTTTTTGTATGGTATAAGTAAAAAACATGATTAATAACATGACGATAATAAAATAAATCATATACTTGATACTTGCTGTTTTATTGCGCTTTATAAATTCCATTGCGTTTTTCGCATGGTCTTTTATTTTATTCGCTGTAGTCATCTTATAATACATTATGAAAAAATTATATGGAATTATCTAAATGTTTGGATTCCTTAGTGTTTTACTATATTGTTCTTTACTAGTCTTATCGAATAATAATATATTTATCAATATAAAAAGTTAAATAATATTGTAGGATAAATATATATGCCAGGAGGACTATTAAATATTGTTGCTTATGGAAATCAAAATGTATATTTAAACGGAAATCCATCAAAAACATTTTTTAAAACAACTTATAAAAAATATACAAATTTTGGTTTACAGAAATTTCGATTGGATTTTGATGGATTGCGAAAATTGCGAATGACTGAATCATCTAAATTTACCTTTAGAATGAAGCGTTATGCTGAACTACTCATGGATACGTATTTAGTCATTGATTTACCTACTATTTGGAGTCCAATTATTCCACCTATTGATGCCTCTCAGAATTGGGCGCCTTACGAGTTCAAATGGATTGATAATTTGGGAACTCAGATGATTGAAGAAGTAGAAATTACAGTAGGTGGACAAATACTGAATCGTTATTCGGGTGCTTATTTATTGGCCATGGTTCAGCGTGATTTCAGCAATGTAAAGAAAGACTTGTATGACAATATGACCGGTAATGTNNCCGAATTAAATGATCCTGGAAATACGTCATCGCGAATCAATTCTTATCCGAATGCGTATTATACTTCTCTTCAACAGGGTCCTGAACCATCTATACGTGCTAGGAAATTATATATACCTATTAATTTTTGGTTTACATTGGCTGCTAAAATGGCATTTCCACTTGTCGCACTTCAATACAATGAATTGGAAATAAATATTACACTAAGACCAGTACAGGAATTAATTATTATTCGAGATGTTGAAGATCAAGATAACGAGTTTCCATATATTCAACCCAATTTTAATAACCCATATCATCAGTTTTATCGCTTTTTACAACCACCCCCAGATATATCATTAAATACTACAACATCATATCAAGACAAACGAACCGATTGGAATGCCGATGTCCACTTAATTTCTACCTATGGATTTTTAACAGAAGAAGAGTCGAAAGTTTTTGCAGCCAAAGAACAAAAATATCTATTTAAGTCTGTATACGATTGGAAATATTTTAACATTACTGGTAGTCAGCGTGTAAAATTGGAAAATTCAATGGGTATGGTATCATCATGGATGTGGTATTTCCAGAGAAGTGATATTAATATGAGAAATGAATGGAGTAATTACACGAATTGGCCATACAATTATTTACCCCAAGATGTAGAATTTGCAGACATTTCAGGTCAACATTTAATACCTGACATGAGTGGGGTTACATTTGGACCAGGATTTAACCCAATTGACGGAACTCATACAGGATATTTTATAACGGGTGATTATAATGTACTCAATGAAAAAAATATATTACTGTCATTGGGAATATTATTAGATGGTAAATATCGCGAAAATGTTCTTGATTCTGGTGTATATAATTATATCGAGAAATATGTTAGAACCTCTGGAAATGCACCCGATGGCCTTTATTGTTATAATTTTGGCATACATACTGATCCGTTTGATTTTCAACCATCCGGTGCAATGAATTTAAGTAAATTTCGAGATATTCAACTGGAGTTTACCACTTATACGCCATCCATTGACGAAGAAGCTCAGTTTTATACAATATGTGGTCCTTCGGGAGAATTGATTGGTGTCAATAAAAGCAATTGGCGATTGTACGATTATAATTATAATATGACTGTTCATGAAGAACGATATAATGTTGTCACATTTGTAGGTGGAAATTGTGGTCTTATGTATGCGCGTTAGGACTATATTTACTCATCGCATTCTGAAAATAAAATATTATCATTTATAATAATATTTTATGAGAACTTATTTCGTCTATCTATTGCTCTTCACCCCTCTATTTCTTGAGACAATAGTTGATTGTTGAGGAGTTTTTGTGTTTGAAAGTGGACAATTCAATCCTTTATATGGGTCTGCTGTCCACGCGTCATTTGCCGACCAAACACCACAATCTGAAAACATACCAGTTGATGTTTTTCTACATGGATAATCAACTGTAAATTTATAACGATTTGGATATTCAAACTCACTTGTAGGCAATGGATAATCTTCTTGTTCCGCGTTTGGGAATGTTCCCATATTATCAGAATCCTCTATTGCAAATGCTGTAGGATTAGATGGTTTTAGATTATCAATGTTGGCTTGGGTGTAACCATTACTAACTGTTCGTATTTTAATGATTTCAGCCGTTTCTGGGTTAACTGTACCAATTTTGTTACTGCCTGGTGGTTGAATAATATTTTCTACCTCTTGAGGAGTAAATTGTTCTATTTGTGGAAAATAAATGGATTTTTGAAAAGAATATTGTTGATATAAAAAATACAAAAATAATGTTATAACGATGATATAAAATAAATTTTCGTTCATATATTTTATATCTAGATTAAATACTTCCTAAATAAAACCATCGTTTTACTATTTACTTACTTACTTATGTTTCCTAGTCGCCTTGGTACTTTTCTTTTTTTCCTTGTAATGTTTTCTAGTAGACCCTTTTGATTTTTGCGATGATTTTGATTTTTGCGATGATTTTGATTTTT